AGAACTTTGTCTTCTCTGGTATCTTTTCGTATATACCCAACTCCACACACATGTCCCTAAGTTCCGTGTAGTTCTTCCAAAATTCTGGGGAGTGGGAATATTCCTTGACCGTACAGTGAGCCAACTCATGGATGAGTACATGGAAAATCTCATTGGAATTTCCCTTGAGGCACACCACAATCTCACCACCCTTGTTTGTATTGTAGCCTACCGTATCCTTCATACGTGTATATCCTGTGACTGGGACATGACGCACCAACATGTGGAACTTTTCACTGTTGGTGTCTTCGAGGTGCTTCCTGAGAATACGATACTTCTCTTTGACCTCCTTAAACTCATGGGGTTCGTGGGTCTTCTGGAGTATCAGGATGTTGATGAGTATCAATGCAATAAACGCTATCATCTCTTATAAACAAAGATAAATTTACTATAGAACTCTGAGATTGGGTTTCCTGTGAGACCCTCCCAAAGTTCTAGTCTAAATCCCATCTCCTCTAAACTCGTCACAAGGCGATCTTTGTAGCATATAGGCTCCGGTTTTGGACCATCCGCATAGTATGGGGTATCCACCAAGTGTACAAACATCTTCTCACCATATTCTCCATACCCACCGCGTGTTAGGAAGTAGTTCCCATCCTCATCTCGGTAGGGTGTCCTAAACACAATCTTCTCAGAGTCTGGGATGATACCTATCAATTTTCCACCTGGTTTTATACGCTTCTTGATTTCCCGTAGAGAACTGAAGAAGAATTCCCTCGTCTTGTAGATGTAGTGTAAAGAAAAGTTGAAACACACCACATCGAACTTTCTATTCGGGCACTGGTGTATGTCACCCTCGTAGAAGTTCACCCGTAGGTGCATATTTTTCGCACGGGACCTAGCCTCCACTAGGGCCGATGGCTCTGGGTCACACATGTTTATATTGACCCCACACTTGTGCCATTTTTGAAGATCACCACCAAAACCACACCCAACATCCAGAATACACTGCCCCTTCTGAGCGACAGACTGTATCAGGGACCTCTTGGCATCATTGTGGTTCCGACGAATCTCTTCCATATTCAATTAACGGCTTAAAACTTTAATTTGAAATTAGAATATGAAACCGTTTATTAAATGGGTTGGTGGTAAAACTCAAATTATTGAAGACGTCTTAGGTTTATTTCCTTCAAATATTACAAACTATCATGAAGTCTTTGTGGGTGGTGGGAGTGTTCTGCTATCTGTACTTTCGAGGGGTCTCGTCCACGGTAAAGTATTTGCATACGATCTAAATGGGTCACTCATCGCATTGTACAAGAATATCCAATCCACCCCCATAGAAGTTCACACCCACCTCACGAAGTTGTACGAAGAATATGAAGGTTGTTCTGGATTGGTGGTGAATAGAAAACCCCAAACCCTGGAGGAAGCCAAGGAATCCAAGGAGAATTACTACTACTGGGTAAGACAGAGATTCAATACAGAAAAGGTGGAGACACCCCAACGTTCAGCGATGTTTATATTCCTCAACAAGATGTGCTTTAGGGGTGTGTACAGGGAGGGACCAAATGGGTTCAACGTACCTTACGGTCATTATAAAACCACACCTGCCCAAATTACCCTAGAGGAGCTGACCGAAGTGAGTGAACTCATCAAGGATGTTGAATTTAGACAGTGTGATTTTAGAGAGGCTTTTGAAAATATGGGGCGTGGAGACTTTACCTACCTGGATCCACCTTACGCACCTGAGACGAAAACATCCTTCGTGGGCTACACCAAAGATGGGTTTGGGTTGAAGGATCATGAGGAACTTTTCGAACTCACCAAGAAATCTGGTGTAGACTTTGTGATGAGCAACGCAAAGGTTGATTTAGTTGTGAACACATTTTCAGATTACAAAATTAAGGAACTAGAAGCACGTAGAGCCATCAATAGTAAGAACCCAGAATCTAGGACGACCGAGGTACTCGTCTCGTCATCCAATTAAAAACTTCTTCTTCATCGACAACGTAAAAGGCTGGATAAAAAGTCCACTTGTTTGTTGATTTTTGAACATGCACTCTCCACGCAGACTCAATTTTCTGTTTCGCAAAAAATACTGGTATCCCATGTTTTTTGTTAAATTCAATAGCAACTTCGTATTTTTTTTGTGAGAACCACCATTCATTTACGATGAACATCATATAGATATTATCAACCGTGGGATAAAGATGTTTATACTCTTCCAAAAGGCATGGTCCACAACGAATCTTTTCATCCACCGAACCCGCGACAATTTGATGTTTACATTCAATGATAAATACAGTTTTTCTGTCTTCACTAATGAGTGCACCGTCGGGTTTCTTTTTGTGTGTCCACTGTGGATCTTTTAGGTCCCTCATGTGCTCAACAAATTTGTCTTGGTCAATGTACTCAAAGACTTTGCCCCCAATCACATGAGTCCCCAATGGACGAAAACATTCCTCGAAAGGTTTTCCACTTGCGTTCGTGTTCGCACCACCTGTACCACCAGTCCTCATTATGGTAAAATGAGGGATATACTTTCTGTTTCAATTGATTCACTTAGGTTCCAATTAAACAAATAGTAGTACACGTGACCCGAACCGGGCATGAATTTAAGGTCCTCTAGGTACTTACTACCTACACCCACATTGAGTGTGTTTAGAACATCGTAGCCTAAATTCTTCGCTATGAGGAAGGCGTCATTGTATACATCACCAACTAGGTAGAACCGGTAGGCCTGGTTCACCGCGCCCTCTCCATCATTACGTTCATAGGGAATATTATAGAGGGATATGAAGGTGTCACTTTGATCATTCACATAGGCATGGGTTGGTAGGACCCAACGTTTGACATAGTCTTTCGTTATGACTGGGGCAATTTTGAAATCTTTGGTGTACTCTTTGAGAATGTGGGTCACCCTAGGGACATCCTTGGAGGTCATTTTCCTCCATGAATATTTAGATGGACCCCGAACTTCGTAGTAGTTTTCCCTAGGACGATTTGTTTCATGGAACCCCAACTTTATGAGTTTTTTGACGTCCAAAAATCTATGCCAATAGTTCGCTTTGGTGATGGGTGTGGGTATCCTGGAAACCCCTGTATACATGGCCTGCCAAATCCCTAGACTATTTGCGCGTCTCCTAATTTCACCAATCAGAATGGGTGCCAGACGCATAGACCTCAGGGAGGGGTGGATACATAGAAAGTTTATTTGCACCATCTTCCTGGTCTCACCCTCAATCCTCACATCTAGGGGGGCGCTCGAAATGTACCCCACAAGTTCACTCGTATCCTTTTTACGAATGGCAACGTGATCCTGAATGGCCCACTTCAAAGTATCCCTAGTGTAAGTGAGTCTGAAAGTATCATTTGAAACGTAGTAGTTTGATAAAAAGAGATGCGTCTCATCCAATGTACTTAACGACCACATGAAATCATCTGGAAGTGGGAGTGGTTCCGATTTACATTCCCTACCCCTCTCAATTTCTCCGGGTGCCACTCCCTCCCTAGGCACTGGTTGAGTGTCCCAAAATTCATGCATATATACAATATATCGACAACCTTTTAAGTAAGCTTAAAGTTTTAGTGCACTTTAAGAATATAATGTCTCTCGAACAGGATTATACAACCGTCCCTGGTCAGGTGTTCGCCTGCATCTCTATCGTTGGTCCTGAATGTCCACAAAAGACTGATAAGTTTGGTATTAAACTCCGAGGTGCTTTCTCGACCCGCGATGAGGCAGCGAACCATGCTAAACGTCTCCAAAAAGAGGATAGCACTTTCGATATCTACGTTGTAGATATGTACAAGTGGCTCCTCATTCCACCAGATTCTTCCAGCATTGAGGATGTACACTACACCAATGAGAAACTTGAGGAGATCATGACTGGCTACAAAGAGAATCAGTCCCACGCTGCGAGGATGTTTGCTGAGCGTAAGCAGGGAATGATGGATACCAAGACTGGTTACACACCCGGTGACGAAAACTCTAAGTTCTACACCAAACCCGATGAGGCGCCAATCAGCCACCCAGCGGAGGTTATAGAGAAGCTCAAGAAGGAAAAGCCGGATGCCCAGATGGAGGATCTTGTTAAGGAGGCTGATGCAATTGTCGCTGCTGAGATGGAAGAGCGTCGTAAAGAAAGAGAGGCGGCGGCGGCCCTCAATACAGTCGAGGAGGAGCCTGAGGAGCCATCTGCATAAATATAAAAATAAGTAAATGGGTAAAAGAACCTTATTGCTCAAATCGTAAAGGATTTGAGAAGTAAGATTTAATTGTATCTGAGAATAACGGGTTGCATAGTCTTACCCATGAAAAAACCAAGTAAAAACACAGCAAATGCTACGATCCAAGTGGATTTGTCTACGGACGAAAAAAAGTCTGTCTTTTCGGGTTGTTGAGGTAAGTAATTCATTTCAGGTTGTTGAAAGTAGTACGGTTGTTCCTCTTGGGGTGGAGGTTCATCAATCTTTTCCTGTATAAGGGGGTCGATGTTAGGATTGTAATCAATGGGATTTCCTATATCAGTTTCCATTTCTAATACTGCACTCTATTTTTTTAAGCTTATTCTTCCTCACTTTCACTTTCACTATCTACCACAAAATCTTTTAGATTTCCATTTTCGTCCATGTCACTCTCATCATCTTCTGAACTAAAGTCTTCTTCGTCTGAGGTATCGATGTCCGAATCAAATTCGGAATCGTGTTCATCGTCACCAAAATCATCTTCAACGTTGTGTTCGGTGGGTACGAAGTTTTCCGGCTTTTTAATCTTTCTTCCTGAGCGTGTCGTGACGGTGGGCATTTATTGTATTTAGGCTACATCTGTTTAAGTACCTTTAGAGAACAGTTTAGATACTATATTAGAATGCAGCTCATGTTTTCTAACACGCTTCGATTCTTTACACTTCGGGCAGTACTGGGAAATCATCTTCCTCTTTTTAATCTGGTAGACCATAGTTGTAGAATCGTCATGGACACCTTTGATTGTTTCACAATATCCTGAGTTTGTTATGACATTGAAACCATAGGTACTCGAGGTAATTCTCAGAACTTTTGTATTACTTTGACCCTCCTTATTGAGCTGTATAAATTTTTCTAACGAAGTGTTCAAACCCCCAGATTCAATTTTAGGGGGTTCGACAAACTTCTTGATCTCCTTACATTTTTTAACTTCCGAAATATTTGGGTACAGATGGGAGACTATATTAGGTGGAAGTTCGTGACGACGACCACAAAAGTCTTTACAAAAACCATCCCTCCTCCCCAAAATAGTTTCACACCTACAAAAACATTTTTGGAGGATATGCCGACCACTGACTATAAACCATATATGATTGGACCCATGATCTCTTTTGAGATTTTCACAATATTTTGAATTTGTTGAAACTAAATATAAAAGATTGTGTTTGAATATTTTTGTAATCGTGGCACCCCCCTGTCCCTCCAAATTTTTATTTACAAATCTTTCAATCAGATATTTTAATTCCTCGTTGTGGATCTCATCCTTCGTTTGCTCGCGAGTAAATTTCCCCTCCCCAATGGTAACAGAAGGTGGTTCAATCACATGTGTCTGGGGGGAGTCAGTTCGAACCACCGACATCTTTAGGATTTCTAGATCTGGTTTCTGGTCAATTTTTAGAATAGTACTGAGTGGTCCGTGGGTATATACAAATACCGGGAGATATGCGAGTTGTTCCACCCCCTTGGCCATCTTGTGGGACCAAATCATACGAAAACCACTCCCCTTTGTACCCCTCTGGACGTTCCCATAGACAGCTGCATCTATGATTTCATTCCAATCTAGGGAACCCTTAGCTATAGAGAGTGCAACCAAAATATGATCTCTGAGAGCTATCGCGGACGCCTGGTCCACCACGAAACCTGGCCAGTTTAGATGAACCCCTGTCTTCACGAGGGAACCACATTGTTTGGGGGGTGAAACTGAGATGAGACAGTTCTTACCACCATGTCTCTTGACTTTGTCACAAATGACCTTGCAGATGTCCTTGATTTCTTCCATCGTCAAGGGTTCGACATCCTTATAGTCTATGTCGACGAAGAAGTTATAGGTCGGGCTCTTCTGCTCAACGAGAAACAACTTCTCCCCCGAACCCACCGCCTTCACATACTTTTCATGAAACTCATTCAATCTATCAAATGGTACCGAGAGGACACCACCGTCCATTCGCACATGTGATATATTGGATGCGTTAGTAAATTGTTGGGAAATGCACCACTTATTAAACATACCTAGGTAGAGACCCTATTCTCTAAACCACCTCATACAAGATACATCCTGATATTCTTGGGTTTCAGAAAGTTCCTTCTTTATAGTCAGGAGTTCATAGACCGTCCTATCTCCATTCTCCTCCTTCCACTCTTGAATTTCCTGATCACATAGACCTCTATTACTTTTCAGTAATTCTTCAATCTGCCTCAAAATGAAAGCCTTTGACTTCATTATTTTATAGAAAATGTTTTTCTATTCAAAGAAGTTATACAGGCGTAGAATTGTGGATTCTTCAAAACGTTATCCACTATGAGCTTCCAACGCTTACGTGAGTTAAATTCTTCTAGTGTGTCATAACTCATGTAATCGTTTTCATCGTGGGTCTTCTTAATGGGCTGGTTCATCAACTTCTTTAGGCTTGTCTTCTGCTTTTCTTCGTAAAACTTCTTGACCTGTGAATGTTGTTCGGCTCTGTTATAATCAACAAAAAATATGTAAACGTTGTATTCTAGATCTACCGTGGGACTTTCCTTGACTGTAAATTTAAACTCTGTATACTCTCCATTTTTTAGGGACACGACCCCCCTCGTTTCTTCCTCCAACTCCCTAAGTGCACACCTGAGAGGATTTAGAATCTCCCTCCGCCTGCATCCACCCGTGACGAAAATCCAATCCTTGAATCGCCAATCCCTCACAGTGAGGAACCTTGGCTTATCGTCCACGAAGCTAACCGGTATTGCAATTGCTTTGTACTTTTTCATTGCGCATTCGCAAGTTATAATAGGGGCATAAGTTTATTCCTCGGATTTTACCTCCTCTTCCTCCACTTCTTCAACTTTAGGGGCTGGTGCATTAAGGTGCTTTACAACCTGCTCCGAAAAACCCTTAAATTCGTTGACCTCCTGCTTAGTCTTCTTCAGTTCGTTGAAGAGGAAGATAATACCGGCGGCACATATAATCACACCGACGATCAACATCGTCTCACGGTTAATTGGAATCATTTATACTTGTAAAGAGCATCTCTCTTTTAAGTAATTACACCCATCGAGGGTTTCCCTGAGGTTGGACACTCATAGGGACTTTGGGCAAATTGGACGGCTTCGTAATGCGTAGGTTGACACGACTTCTCCGTGGAGGGTGTCGGCTGACCAACAAACTTTTCAAGTTTCCTGGACTTGGGATCGTACGTCAATACAAAAACGATGGCGAGGAGGAAGATGACTTCCAAATACATTGTTATTATTTAGTTAGAATATAAAAGACCACCCATACCGTTCTCGATGCGGAGGACGTTGTAGTTCACCGCGTAAATGTCCGAGTCGCATGTTGTCGTATCGTTGATGATACGGGCCGAGTCGAGACGGGAGAAGTTGAGGGTACCCGTGGGCTGGAGCTTACCAGTGTCCAGACAGAATGGGTAAACGAAGAGGGTGTTGGCGGTGGGGCTGGAGGCGTTCGATGTGTGGTAGTAGAGGGGGACATCGGTAAAGTTGGGGTTGGCAAACTTGAAGTCCGCGACGTCCGTGCCATTGATCTGGAGCTTGAGCTTATTCGTGTCCGCGAGCATATCCAATGTGGTACCATCCGCAGAGGCCAGGTACTTGATGGGATGGTTGAAGTTGAGCTCCTGCATCTTAGAGCCCGAAGAGATCGCCTTCTGGACCTGGGTGATGAGCATGTTCTGGGGCTGACCCGCGAACACCTCCCGCTCTTGGGTGTCGAGGTACGCGTAGTTGGCGTAGACATCCCACCTGTAGGCCGACGCCGCGGAACCCCAGGTGATGCGGAGCTCGACGTCGTGGTACTGGAGGGAGATGAGAGGGAGCGCCGTCTGCCAGTTCTCGCAGAAGGCGAAGCGGAGGGGGTAGAAACGCTCCGACGCGGAACCGGTGTAGATACCACCAGAGACCGACTTGGAGGAAGAGGTCGCCGAGAGGGTTGGGGCGATGCGGGTAGAGTAGTTCGAGTCCTGCTCATCCACGACCTGACCACCGATGAGGAGCTCAACCTTGGAGATCACATCCGTCCAAGTCGCGACGGGTTGGGCCTCGGTGCCTGTGGAGTTGATAGGGGCCAAGTATACATAGTTTAGGAGGTCCCCCTTCCGCTCGAAGCGGACGGTGGACATACCATTGTTCGAGACGTTGCCCTGGATGACCTGACGCTCGACAGTTTGGGAGAAGTTGGTGTGACGCTTGTAGGTCGATCGGAAAAAGCTGACCTCTGGTTGGCCAACGAGGTGGACATCCTGAGCACCGACAGCGACGAGTTGGGCAATACCACCAGACATTTTATATTATAGTGAGAGT